CCAGGCATCCCAGCAGGCTTTCATGCAAGGCGACAGGGGAAACGCGGCGACCGGGGAGCCAATCACGTCGGCCTTGGTGATGGCGCCGGCCGTCAGAACCTCCAGGAGATCACCGAGAGCAGACGATGCCCCGGCACGACCCTTCTGGAGCACCTTGAACCGATCCAGCAGCCAGTCGTGGCCTTTGGCGTCCAAGGCGGCGAAGGTCAGTTGCAGGGCGACCTGTCGCTCGTCTGGGAGCGACAGGCGCACTATGCCGAGGCGGGCGTCGTTCATGTTACGGCGTGACCGTGGTGCGGGTCGGCTTAGCGTCGGGGGTCGCCGAGACGCTGTAGGTCACCACGCCGTTGACGGGGGCGGTCAGCGACACGGTCGGGACGCTCTTGAACTCCTGGGCCTTGGCGCCGCGCAGCAGGCGGAAGCCAATCGGCTCGTTGTCGTCGCAGGCCTCATGGATGGCGATCTGGGCTTCATCCGTGGGCTCATCGTGCATGGTGAAGGTCAGGGGCACGTTCGGTCGGGCGCCCGAGATGCTTTCCTGCGTGCCAGGCGCGGTGTCGAAGTCGGTGACGTCGATGCGGTTTTCGGAAAAGCCGAGGCCATTGGCCACGGTGACGCCGGGAACGTTCGTCCAGTCGGGCGAGCCGTCGGTGCCGAGGTTGACCTCGACCTTGATCGCCCCTTGAGCCAGATAGGCCATAGGTCAGTCCTTTTTCAGTTGGAGCCGGAGCTGAACCCGCCGACCGACCAGCGAGGGGTCAGTGGTCGGCGCTGCAACCGGCCCGGTAGCGGTCGCGAGAGAGCAGGTTCCGTCCTCAACCTCGATCTGTGAGGCCTGGAGGTGGAAGAGGTCGCGGATGTCGCGGCCCAGCGCGTCGATGGCGGCTGTCGAGCCGGTGTCGCGAGCGTAGAGGCGGACGTCCTGGGTGATGTCGCGGATGGTCTCGGAGAAGGTGCTGGCGTCGATGTCGCCCGATGGTGCGGCGATCACCAAGGCGGCCTTACCCGTGAACTGGAAGTCGTCGGGGGCACGGTCGTTGAAGATGGCGGCGCGGTCTTCGAATACGTCGAGGCGATCGATGATCGACAGCGAGCCGTTCAGGCGGGCGAAGATGGCGGCGGTGCTGTTCATTCTCTCGCCCCCCTGACGAACGCCTCGGTCAGCTCGCGCTGGTTCTCTTTCGCCGGCACATCCATGAATGGGCGGGCCGCGATGCGCTCTGTGCCGTCGTGAAGCGGCCGGGCATATCTGGCGTTGGCGGTGACCGTGCCGACCTTGGCGTCCCCGTCGTCGCGGATGGTCGGATCGGCGTTCGTGTTGGCGACGAGGTTGCCCAGGTCGCGGGCAGGGGGCTCGCCGGGCGCTGATGCCTGGTGCTTGCCGTATTGCTTCCCGGACCCGGCCCGGTTCAGGACGTCGGTCTTGAGGATGCGTTCGTATTCGCCGAGGGCCTGTCGAAGACCGGCCTCAGCCGCGCGATCCGAAACCGCGTCGATGGCGCCGAGGTCGAGCGTGACTTTTGCCATCGGGGTCTCCTATGACGACCGGATGTCCGAACCTCTGAAGCTCGTCATCGTCTCGCTCACCGAGCCGCGCCAGTATCTAACCGCCGGCAAGGAATGGTCGCCTGACCGGAGCGAAGCCGTCGAACTGGACTGGCGCGAGGCTGCTGAGTTGAGGGCGTCGCTGCCGAAGGGCGTACAGGCCGCTCCGGTGCCGGCGAAGGACGCCTAGCGCGCCTGCAACTCGGCGAGAGCGCCCGCTAGGTCGCCCGTCCGCTCGATGACTTCGAACGTGGTCATCAGCAGACCCTTGGCGGGGTCTGGCGCTGCGATCTTGTGGCCCTTCGCTGGATGGATGCCGGACGGCAGGCTGGCGGCGAGGACCAGGACGCGTCGATCGGTGGCGGGGATGCCTAGCGCGACGCGGCGGGTGTCCTTGTAGCTGCCGACCAGGGCCTTGCAGGGGTAGATGGTCGCCGGGCCCGTGGTGAAGCCGCCCTGACCATCTGGGGCGCGCGAGCCGGGCACGGTCAGGGCCCCGTATTCGAAGTCGTCGCCGAAGTCTTCCAGCGCTTCAGCAGCAACACCGTCGAGGATGCTCATAGGGGCCACTTCCTGATGGTCAGATATTCATCGCACCGGCACGCGATCACTTCGGCGGCCGGCGCTCCGAACGAAGTATCTCCAGGCCAACGGAACTGCGCGCCGCTCGGGCTGGTGAACGGCATATCCAGCCCGCGAACCTCTTGCCCGTTCATGGCGTCGTGCGTGTCGCGCTGGCGACCGTCTTCAGTGGTGGACCAGCCGCGCACGATGTCCATGACCTCGACCCGGCCATCATCGACGAGCTGCTGGAACGCCTCATGCTTGGCGGCGCGAATGGCGGGCAGGCCTTCGGTGCGAGCGATGACCTCGCCACGTAGGCGGACCAGACGGGCGGAATAGCGGGTGATGGCCGTGCGGGCGGTCTCTGGCGGGACGGGCTTGCCGGCCTCGATGGCGCGGGCCACGGCCTTGTCATAGCGGCGGTCGCGCTGGTTGCGGGTCAGATAGTTGCGGAGCAGGGCAGGGTCCGTCGACGCCAGCTCTGCTCGGGCGGTGGCGACATAGTCACGATAGGGGCCAGACAGGCCGATCAGGCCGCCTTCGCGGTTCCCGGTGGCCCGGCTGATCCGTCCGACCAGATCCAGCGCCACAGACCGAGGACCGGCGCCGCGCGCCATGCCGTCAGCGAGGAAAGCGCGGGCCTGATCGATTTCCCCCTGCGTCAGGCGGGTGATGAGCGTGGCGGCCGTCTCGCGGATGATCGCGGCCGCGCGCTGGTTGCCTGGGTCAAAGCGGAAGCCGATCGACACAGCGGCCGGCATGGATGTGACGGCGCCTTGGCCCCCAGCAGTAAAGGCTTCGACCAGCTTGGCTTCCAGAGGCTGGAACGCGGCCCGGTCGATGTGCAGGGCCTGCATGGCGGCGTCTAGGTCGCGCCGTTCCAGAGCCAGAAGCAGCTTCTGGATCTCAACCTGACGGGTCAGGTCGCGGATGGCCGTCATGAAGGCTTGGGCGACCTCTAGGCCATACTTCGCCGCCAGCTCCCGGAAGAGCCGTTTCTGAGACGGGCGTCTGGCCATGGGTGTTAGGGCTTAAGCGCCCGGGCGTGGCGCGCCGCTTCCATCATCAGGTCGAGATAGGCCTCAAACTGAGCGCGGGCGACTTCGATGATCTTCTGCTGCTGCTCGATCGGGTTGTCGTGGATGATCGACTTCTGGAGCAGATCGGCCGAGCCGACGATGTCCATCAGGGTCTCAGTCGCCATCCGCGCCGCCATATCTGGCGCGGTCAGCCTGGGATCATCGTTGTCGATGCGGCGGGTCACGGCGGGGACAGTCGCACAGGTCAGCATGTCAGCCAACCGCCCATAGGCCGATTGCCGCCGGAGCGTCTTCTGGGACCAGGAACGGGGCGAGCAGGCCTTCGACGGCGCTCAGCCGCAGCGTGTTGTCGGTGACGGCGTTGCCGCTGCCTTCGAAGTATTCCTTTTCGAGGGTGTCGATCTTCTTGCGCTTCAGGGAACCGGAGTTGGCTGCGGAGATCGATAGCGAGCCCGGCTTCAACGCTTCCTGGATGGCTGCATGATAGCTGGCGATGATGACGTTGCGCGGGATCACGTCGGCGGCGACCGGCGTCTTCCACGCCGTCGCGTTGATCCGGGGCCAGGCGCGCTCTTGGTCGATGCCTCCGGCCGGCTCGCCCCGGAACCGGGCGCCATAGAGGCCGTCGAGGTAGTCGCTGGCCCGCTGGCGTAGCTGGGCTACGGTCAGGTCACCGGTCGAGGTGGAATAGCCGTTCTCGGCCGCCCACTCGTTGAACCCTTGATCTGATCCGTAGCCCGCCACGTCTTAGGCCTTCGCGTGTTCGGCGGCGAAGGCGGCCTTGTCGTCGTCCGACATGGTGTCGAAGGCCTTGGCGTCGTCCTCGCGAACGCTGGCGCCGACCTTCTCGCCCTTGCCGTCTTGGATGGTCCACCAGCCCTTGCCGCCGTCAACGACGGTGAAGGGGCCAACGGGCGGCTGATCGTTGGTGACAGCGGTCTTGCCGTCCTTGCCGCCGCCGATGGCGACGAACCGGCCGCCCCAGGGGTGCGGCTCGACCGGTTGGCCTTCATCGTTGACGTCGAAGTCGGCGACATCGAGTTCGGTGCCGACCGGGATTTCCTTGCCTTCGCCATCGTAGATGCCGCCGGCGGTGATGCGAATGCGCATGTCAGTTGTCCTTCTGTGCGACCAGAGCCCAGCGCGGTTCGCCCTCGTTGCGGGGGCGTTCCTTCCAGCCTTCGATCAGGATGAGGTTGGGGATGAGATCGTGGTGGGAGTAGCGGAAGTGCTGGCCACCCCGCCCGCGATACTCGTCGGTTTGCTTCTGGAACCAGTCATGCTTTTCGGCGTCGCTGGTCAGGTCGCCATTTTGGCTGATGAAGTCGGGTTCCACCGGGGCGAGGTGCGCCATGGCAGCTTTGTCTGCTTCGGTCTCGCGCATGATGCGATCCTTCCGAAAAGGGGAAGGGCCCGGCCGGAGCCAGGCCCCGCCGGGTTAGACCGTGGTCGAGGCGAAGACGCCCGACTTGCCGTTGTAGTCGCCGCGGATCTCCAGCCCCATCGCGCCCATGTTCAGGAACTGGTAGTTGTCCGTCGGGTTCAGGCGCGTCATCGCCGTGGTGTTCACGGCCATGCCGATGATCGGGCGGATGTACCGAGCGTTCGGCACGAAGCCGAAGAACTGGTTGCCCGTCAGGCGCCACGTCACCTCGATCTTGTTGATGCGACGGTTGCGACCGATGAACTCGCGGATGGTGCCATCCTTGAAGCCGGTCGATGGCGAGTACGACTTGTCCCAAGCGCGGGCGATGT